TCACTTATTTTTGATATAAGTTTGAGGTCAAAAAGAGAAAACCCCAGCAAAAAACATTACTGTTTTACTGAGGTCTCCCTTGCTCGATTGTTGTTCTCTGATAATATAGCAAATTTTGATGGCAAAATCAAGATAGATAATTACCGCAGCGGATACACTCATAAGCCAATTTTGCTTTGTCAACAAAAACCCGCCCCCATTTTCAGGGGACGGAAAGGTCACATGGATGCTTAAACCATGCGTTTGCAGTTTATCACTATTTATTAGATTCCGCAACGGCAACATCTGCCACCACTAGTCGTCGTATATATTCGCTAACCGTCATATTCAACTCGGCAGCACGCTTGGTGATCATCTCGTGGTCGCTCTCTGAAACTTTTACGTGTATGTGTTTAGTTTTCACATTATACCTTTCTACCCGATACGACGCCTCGGGCGGGGCTGTTAATATTTAGTAAATAGTATTGACGGTAAAGAATTTCAACCCGTCGTAGCGAATTTCAGCCTCGCTGTTGCCAGTCTCTTCAAGTTGCCGAATTGCGTCTTCTACTGTCGCCTCAATGCTCCACAGGTCAGTGTTGTAGCCCTGCGCACTTAATTTAGCTAACTCTGTCCTGATCTGATTAGCAATAGCGTCGCGGTCTAGCTCGATGTAAATACCAGTGAACTCAGCTCGATTTGCCGTATTCCGTCCAAACTTGAATCTTAATACTCGGCGAGCAATTTCTTCAAGCTGCTCGCTATCGTCGCGCAAACGCTCGTCTGCTTCAAACTCTGTACTATTGTGCGCGCTGCCAAGCCAATATTGTGCTGTAAATGTTGCCATTTTATTTATCCTTTCTTGGCGGCAACGGTTGAGGGGCTGTTTATTTTTTAGTGTTTAATTTTATCGACCGATTATTTTCTAGCTTTAGTTTTCTTAATCAACTCAAGCTTTATGGTTATTTTAAGTCTGAAAAGTTGTAACGATGTTTTAAGCATTTTTATGACCTTTCTTTTGCCGCCGAATTGTTAACTGTTGCTTGGTTGCCCCTCAACCATGTCTTTAGTATAGCAAACGTGTTGCCGTATGTCAACACTTTTTTATAAAAAAGCTGGAGATTTTTAGATATTTTCATCACCCCTGTTAAACCTGCGGAAAACTTGGCAGGGTCGTCTACTTAACGTATTCCAGGATGACGGAAAATTCGCTCTCCCCCCAAGGGTATGACGAAATAAATCTTAGCTGTGTTTTAGTAATTAGAGACAGCCCTAGTCGCTGATTGTCTTCGATATGTGGTATCAACGATTTTTGTGGGGTTGTGCCAAGCTTTCCCCCTAAAGCAACCGACCCTCTGATAGAAACGATCTCAAAGGCATCGGTTAATCCAGTGATACCGTGATCAAAGAATATGTTAGCGTGCGCGACTATATTGATTCTACCTCTAATCACCTTGCGGTAAATGGCGCGATCGTCTATCCATTTCTTGCCAGTATTTTCCTCGCTCGTCGAATAGTCGCGAAAGGCAGGAGCAAGGCTGCGTGGCGAGACCGCGTCATCATCAAGCGCATCAGACTTAACTACACCCTTTCCGAACATCTCAGATCTGTTGATACGTCCATCGGCCAGTGTCGCTGGATTGCGCCTGTCGGTAATAACGGCGTCGATGATTGTTGTCGTGCCAGCATTAACTCGTATCTCAGCAATAATTTCATATGGATTAGACGCACCAATTTTTGCCTTGATCTGCGATGGTGTTGGTGCACTTGGGTTGGTTGCTGGCGTGCCTGGAACGACAACGGCCTTTGTGCGATTCTCGTTGTTAGCGACGGCTTGCGACGCAGCCACGTTTGTGTCGATGTAGATCACCACCGCATCAATTCGCGGATTGGCGCTGTTTGCCATGGTAACGCTCGCCTGAACAGGTTGCGTGCTTAAATTACTCACCGGGAATGTCGCCGACATAGCGTCACGCACCAGTAGATCGTCAGGTATACCATTCTCCCCGCCGATCAGCACATTCATGCCGACGGGGCTGGCTTGACGCACTCTAAAGCCGCTAATCCACGAGCCGACAAAAGCATTGCCGAGCGCGTGGAATAGTGCGCTATCAGTGGTACGACCACCGTTACTATTAGGAAAACCTAGTGCCATAGTTATTTTTCGTCAGTGCTTTCAGCCTCAGCCTCGGTAGTGTCGACCGTCTCGGCCTCAGCTTCATCATTGGTATTTTCAACTTCTAGCTCAACAACCTCGTCGGCAGACTCTACTGCTGGTATCTCTGGCTCTGTTGGCTCACTTTCAGCCTCAGCCTCGGTAGTGTCGACCGTGCCTTTGGCTGCCGAAATACTCACGTACGGCCCGCTGTGTGCATCGCCTTTGACGAAAATATAATAGCCGTCAACTGTTCGGCGAATCTCGCCGCCCTTATAATTCTGTACTTTTTCAGTGTTTTCCATATAATCCTCCTGATTATAAATGTACAGATTAGGAGATATTTACGTTATTTGCCGTGGAAAATATAGCGATATTCCTTATAGAGTCGAATAATGACTCGTTTTAGCGTCAAGAGCATATTTATATTATATATAGCCCTACCACAACACTTAAAATGGTCAGACCTCATTCAGGCGAAACGAGACAGCACTAACCAGCCAGTTGAACCTGTCATTTGGTGCGGCCTAACTATAAAGGATTTCTTTCCAGTTCAAAAACCGCCTCCGAGCTTTCGAGGCGGTTTTCAGTTATTCGGAAATACCGAACTACTCAACGGCTTGCTGCATCTGACGCACTAACTCAATAATTATCGTCTTAGCGGCCGACAGCCCAGCGGCAATCGCAGATAGCGTCGTAGCTAGTGCTAGAGCCCACAGCTCACGCCAGCTTGCCGAGAACAGCAAATTTACGAGATTGACACCCGCCAGCAAGAATGTTGCGATAAACGTCTGCACAAATGTCCACAACGCACGTACAATTACGTCTTTGTAGTTAATGTTCTTTAATGCTTCTAGTGATTTCATATTACCTCCTTATTTTTTCTTGAAAATCCCTAAGATCAGTTTTACTAGCTCGACCATCAGTCCTGACAGCCATCGCCAAAGCCCCGTTGGCTTGTCGCCCTCTGGCTTTTGTGGCTGTTCAGGCTTTATTTCCGGCACTTCCTGCGGACTCTCTGGCTCGGATGGCTTCGTATCTGGTTCGCTTGGTTTTGGTGATTCTGGCCTCTCTGCCGGTGGTGGCGTGGTCACCTTACCCATGCTCCGCAACTCGTCAATGGATTTATTCGAAACATTAGCGTCTAGCTTCCCGTTATACCCAGGGATAGCCAGCGTCTCTGAGTATTGATGAATGAGCGAGCCATGTGCATAGTTGCCTGGATTTCCATAGTTTGGATACCAATCCACGCGGGGCAAGCCTAGTTTTTGGATGATAGCCTCACCACCGTATGTGAATACCTGTTTGCCAGTTTTCTGTAAAACAATGTTGCTGAATACACTGATTTGCTCAACAGTACCCTCAAAGTCTGACTCAAGGTCAAGGAATAGCAGCTCGCCAGGCTGATTTCCTAAAGCCTCAATACACTTCACAAAATATTCAGCGTTCTGTTCCGCCTCTTCTCTGGTCGAAAAATATGGCAGCCAGTATAAGCCAAGCATTTTGCCAGCTTCACGAGCTTTAGTAACAAATAGCTCTGCATCTGGATCTAGCTTGAACTCGTTACCGCCGTATTGTTGTCCGACCCAGCCAGCCTTGACGATGATGCCCGCTACTTTAGGAAATACGTTTACAACTTCGCCCGTTTGGTAGCTTGATACATCGATGATGACATTGCTAAAGTCTTGCTCAGGCTCTGGTGTTGGTTCTGGTGTTGGTTGAGGTGTCAGGTCTGGCAGGTCATGCAACTCTTTGTCCTCGAATAGTTGACGGCTCATGTATTTGCCACTGCGGGCTGTTACGTACCAAACAGTATCACCAGCGATCGACTCGCCATTCGTAACGTAGCCCTTCATAGAAATAATATCGCCTTGAGCTAACTCCTGGAACACGCCAGATTGAGTGTTCGGTTCTTGACGGGCGTTGCCGTCCTCTTCCATTTTGCGGTCGGTCGGGCTCATTTCGTCATAATACTCGGCGATCTGCCGTCCATCACAACAGTACGAAAAGCCTAGATAATCTGGTCCGTAAACACCAAACCATCCCATAATTTCCTCTATACTGTTATAAATACCGCGTCGCCCAGCATGCACTTCACTGTCGTGAATCTCGATTGAACCATCGCCACGCTTTCGCATTAAGAATACATGTCCATACTCCACATATTGACCGCGAGAGAACCCTAAAAATCCAACTACCCACACACCAACTGGTGCGTGTCCAGTATCGATACGCCCAGCGTTAAGCTCGTTCAAATAAGCCGCTCTAGCACTTGGTGTTCGTGCCGGTGCACTGATCGCGTCGTCCACGTACTGCAAGCACCAGCCACTTCTCGCACCGATATTGATATTTGGATTATAGGTTTGTCTGACTACCATTATCGCCTCCTGTTTACGGTTTATTCACGACTCTCACAATTAAATCGACCACAAAGCCAATCACGGTAATTACTGCTGTCATTACGCCAGCACCAATTTTAGCTTCGCTCTTGGACAAATAACTACCCCGCATCAGTTCCACGCGGGATATCAGGGCTTTCAGTTCCTCGGCGTCGGCTTTCGATTCAGCCAGCTGTTTGACCGACTCCGCCAACCGCGACACATTATCGTTTATTGAGCTCAGCCTTTCATTCAGCACGTCGTCGCGTGCAGTCATCATGATGCCCAATTCCCGCACCGTTTTGGGTGTTTGATTCATCGATTCCTTGTCTCGTTTATCGTTCATTTTCACTTACCACATTACAGATTAGACAGATTAGACATATTCAACCCTCAGTTCGCCGTCAGACGTAGCAAACGCGTAGATTTTGAACATGCTATCGCCGAGGTCAGCTAGAAAATCAGTAGTATTTAGCCATGATTGCACACCGCCACTGCTGCGCTGGCGCTGGAAGTATTCAGTGACACTCTCTAGTCCCGAGCCGTGGTTACTACGCCTGCCAACCATCAGCTTAAAAACCATACCCGACTGATATGTACTAGCTTTCGGTGTAAATACGATCCGAAATCTTCTCAAGAACGTCGCATCACGCTTGTCAATAGTTGCCTCTAACTTGACGCGGAAAATCTGCACACCGTCAGCACCAACACGTTGCGTGGCTTTCATCTCTGCAATCTCACGCTCGCATCGCGTAATAATTCTCGCCATCGTTTCGCCATCTATCTCTTGAATTCTCATAGCGTCCTGCTCTCCACGGCTAAATCAACGCTGGTATTTGCCACTACAGCACACTTCATCTGTGCCAACACGCTCGTTAGTCCCTTGCTCACGACCACATATGCAAACCACCTGCGAACGTGTCGCGAATCACTCGATATCGGCACCATGTCAATACGCACTGGCACTGCACTATTTATCAACATCTTGTCAATAATCAAATCGGCCAACAGAAGCGTCTTATCCTTTTTTGCCGTCGCCGTAATTATGAACGGCACACCAGAAGCTTGCTGCTGTCCACCAACCACACCGACCACTTGACTAAAATCCCAGGTGTCGCTACTAGTGCTTTCGTAGAAAACCAACCCATTTGACGCCATCATCTGGCTATTTTTGAGGTCACGAATATTGCGATCGAGTGACATCAAAATATCGGTCAGTTGGTTTTCAGGTAGCATACTTAACCGGTTCATAGCAAGCCCGCTTTCATACTGAAAGAGCCTCTGTCTGTACCCAGAAACAGACATTTGACGTACACGTATTTTGTCTCGCCCGGCCGGACACCGTCTATCGAAACAGCAGTATTAAACTTCAGTTGGGTTGGCACTTCTAATCCGTTGATATCGGGCGCACTCTGGTCTATAACGTCACCAATGAGTAGTTTTGCGCCCTCCAGAGTATTAGGGCGGTCGCTGATATAAAATTGTGGCAAGAACAATGCGTATGGCCATTGCTGTCTATACGTAGTAAACACCGCTTCGACCTGAATTGACCTGCGCCCCGGGAAAGCAGGGTCGTATACGATAGGTATCATTGCGTCGTATTCCCGTGCACTTTTCGTTTCGTAATAAATAATGCCAGAGTTATTGCTGGTGCGTTGCGTCGCTTTCATTTGCTCAGTAGCCCGCAGTAGCGCCCGCAATTTGCCGATGGCGCGCCGCTCCTCCACTAAATTCAATCGCTCGCTCATAAGTCGTAATTATCCAGCGTTAAGGTTATCTCTTCACTCATGTTCTCATCGACTTTCACCGACAGCTGTTCAATACGATAGTAGCCGCTCAGCGGGCAAGATGAATACTTGTTTTGCTCGACTACGATACGATCGCCTACTCCGATATTATTCAGGTCAAATTGCGTACCACGCACTGTGACGCGCGGCAGGTCGACCAGGCGGCTCATCACCGCCACATCAGCCTCGCAATGCTCCGCTAATGTAGATAGGTTCTTGATGCTATTGTATAGCTGTACTTTTTCACGCAAGATAAACTCCTGCTGGCTCAGCACGTCCTCAGCACTGTAGCGGATTGTCTCCTCACCCATACCAGAGGCCTTACCTATGATATTGTTGTACAGGTTTGCCCCAGATTGCGGCAGCTCCATACGAATCGCACCGATTCCCAAGCCGTCATCAGGATAATGCACCACTACATCTGGACGTTCGTTGCCGAGTGTCTGGAATGTCTCAAACTTGCGGTCGTAGGTGAACCGAAAATCGAACTTGCCATCTTGCAAATTAGTTAGCGACACCAGCGCATCTTTAGCATTGATATCTTCCCAGTCGTCCATTCTGTCACGTCGTACGCCGGTGCGGTACTGCCTGCTACCCCTGGTGATACCAACGTCGCCATTAGGTCTATTTTGCACTTCCTGAATAATATCCCAAGCAATATCCGTCGCCTCAATTCCTTTCCAGCGTCCATTCAAATACCGTGCATCAATCAGATTCAAATAGCCGTCGCACTGCACCAGTATTCGTGCGTTGTCGGTGTTCAGGTTGCGATTCGCCTCTACCACCACTGCACCGAACAAATACTCGCCATTGCGTTTGACTCTGATGTCACTCACCCACGGCTTCAAGATAGTGTTTGGATTCTCGCCAATCCGACGGCACTTCTCCTCCCAGTCTGGCATTGACATATTAAAATCTAGCGACTCAACGCCGTTACGAGTCATGCTCCAGTCGATATCTTGGCAAAGCCTCGTAATATCTGCCACCTTGGTCTTTCCGCGATGCCATAACTCGATGGTGTAGCGTGGTGGTACGTACTCGTCCATTACGCCACTCCTGTATAGCCGTTGTACCACTCGACGACAGCCGTACCAGTGTCAGTACTGTTTGATGTATTGAAAATCAGCTCATTTAGCCCTGACACCAAACGCCAGTATTGGTTGCTGGTGAGGTTATTATCGATGCCTACCCCATTTAGCGTCACTTCTCGGTTGTATGTATCAAATACGATTGTGTCGCTATCTGTCGTGCTGATATTCAGTGCCAATATTTCGCCAGTTGTCTGGTTGGACACCGTCGGGTTGGTGACTTTGCCAGAAATCGTTATTGTTGGCCAGACGTACGTGTTGCCGTCATTGATAGCGTGGTTCACCCCTCCGCCAGCCACCCAGTGCAAGCCGTCACGCTCCCAAAGCAGACCTGTCGGGCTCCACAACAGTCCGCCATCACGCGGTCGCTCAAGTGTAACTCTCTGTGCGGCACCGTCAGTATAGTCGTACATTCGCGGATCGCCCGCTACCAGCTCGATGTCATAGTCGGCAATGAGCGGCCACTCAATTTTTGGATCAAGAGGCTGCGTCAGTTTGGCGACGGTCTGGTAGACGCGTCCAGTTGGCGTGAACAGCTGCACTCGCAACTTGTCGCGGATTTTAATGGTTCTAGCGATTTTTGCCATCTCGGCGTGCATCTCGGTAAGTCTTCCGTCGTGCTCCACTGCCACGAAAAAACTCAGCGGTATTTGCCGCACACCATAAAACTGCTCATCAACACTGCCGCCGTCAGCACCAGAAAATACATACTGGCTATTGCGAATGTCAGGATCGCCAAAACCTTTTAATGGTGGCGTTAGGTGGGATAGCCCCTGTTTGCTGCCCGCCAGAAATACACTCTCGTTAGTGCGCATGTTGGTAATTTGCACGTCATAGGTTCTCATCAGTAGCCCCTCCTCATCTGTTGCACCAGGCTACGGTTATACTGATCGACATCGATGCCGTTTGTTAGGTTGACGGTTTGGTTGATTTGCGGATACCCATTATTAGAGCCGCCATTGTTTTTGCCGCCCCAGATATCGTCGGCCCGTAAAGAGATACTGCCACTACCAGATACACTAAAGTCAGGCGACAGCGAAGTTGTCATCCTGCCAGAAATCGCACCATTCATCGTATCGACCGCTGATAATACACCCCCAATGCTGTCGGTGATGCCATTTGCAAATCCTTGGCCTAAAAATCCACCCATCTTAGCCATAACGGTTGATGGCGAATGAATCCCGAAAAAGCTTTTGATTCCATCAAGTACAGACTTACCGAAGCCTTTTATTTTATCTAGAATCCAGCCAGTAACATTATTGATTCCATTCCATAATCCCTTGATGAAGTTTTCTCCAACGCTCCATAGACTTGACGGCGATAATACCTCTCCAATTTTATTAATAACTTTCCATGCAGCACTGCCAATGTGTCCAAGCATACTGCCAATTCCATGGATCAACGCGAACAGTAGCTTTACGGCCGACTCACCTAATTTCTGCAACATCGTTGGGTTGGTCAGAGTAGTGACGATCGCGTCGACAATCCTTGGCATTGCATCAACCAACGCATTGATGATAGTCGGTAATGCCTCTAGCATGGCCAAAAACAGCGTGATAGCTCCCATAATTATCACCTGCAACGTATTTGGTTCAGTCAGTGCTGTCACCAAGCTATCGACAATCTGCGGTATCATCGGCGTGATAACTGCGATAATTTGCGGAAGTGCCTGTAAAACAGCAGTAAATAGTTGCACAAAGCCTTGGATCAACGCCGGCAACATTTTTAGTATCTCGCCAATCCACTGCGGTGCGGTTTGAACCAGTGCGTTGAGCAGTAGAATAATTCCGTTGATGATGGCTGGCAGCAGCTTACCGAGAATCGGTGGAATTAGCGGAGTTAATCTGTTAATTATCTCTGGTAACGCCTTAGAGATACCTCCGATAGAGTCAGCCAGTCTTGGAACCATGTTTTTCAAAAACACTTCAAGAGAAGATGTGAAATTGCCAAGTATTTCATCAAATGAAATGTCTTCGTTACCGATGCCAGCAACAAGGTTCGACCACGCTGATTTCATTGAGTAAAAGCTGCCGCTGATAGTCTCGCTCGCTTCTTTGGCGGTCGTGCCAGTAATACCCATTCTCTCTTGGACTTTATGTATTGCTTCGATTAGCTTATCGAATGGGATATCCTTGACGTTCTCAGCCGTCGCCTTGAAACCCTTGCCCATCACGCCTGTTTCGTTGACCAGGCGTGCCATCTCGCCAGCAGTACCACCATAGCCAAGCTTCAGGTTATCGAGCATGGTGTAGTTGTCTTTTGCGAAGCCCTGGTAAGCATCCTGGATCCTTGCAATATCAGTGCCCATTTTATTAGCGTTATCGGCCATATCCGTAACGGCCATGTGAGCATATTGAGCTGATTTTTCAGTGTCGCCTTTCAGACCTTGCAATAATGACGCTGAAAAGCTTGTAACAGTCTCCATATATTGGTTTGCCGACAGACCTGCTGTTTTATAAGCATTCGCCGCGTATGCCTGAACCGTATCGCTTGATTTCTTAAACAGTGTATCAACACCGCCGACCAACTGCTCCCATTCTGCAAATCCCTCGACAGATTTTTTGGCTAGCCCACCAATTGCTACTGCTGCGGCCGCTGCTCCAGCGGCAAATGCCTTGCCCAGTCCTTTAGCCACGCTGCCGGCATGACTCAGTACACCGCCTAGTTTCTCCTTTAAGCCGCTAGCCAGAGAATTGATGTGCGGCATCACCTGGCTGATCATGCCACCAACGGCATTGCTAATTTTCCCACCAAGTGCACTAAACATACCAGAAATACCGTTGCCAATCGTCGATAGTCCTGGTGCCAAGTTACGCCCAATCGCGCTACCGATTCCACCGAATACTGCGATCATTTTTTGCGCGACAGGGGCTAGGATTGTACCTATGCCCTTACCTAACCAGATAAATGGTGCGGCGAGTTTTTCCACCACTAACGCCATGCCTTGACCGACTTTAGCTGCAAAACTAGTTACTGCATTAGCGGTGATAGATAATTTCGATGATATGAACGCGCCGATATTACTAAACGTATTTGCAACAGCATTGCGTGCTCTAACGAAAGCCGCAGATATTGCACTAGCGGCTTTGCTGGCAGCGTTAGTCATTGGCGAAAAGAATGTGGCGATACGATTGCCTATATTCGCGAATCCTGCACTGATTCTACTTGCCAGTGGTGCTAGCTTGTTAGTGATTGGCTGAATTAGCTCTTTTGAGACAATTGCAGCACTTTCAATTGCTGCATTTTTAATGCCAGTCCCCAACTGTTTGAATCCAGTTCCAATCTTGTTCCAAGAGTCAGCCATTCTCTTGGTGAGCTCGTCATTGTCCTTGGCGGCACTCTTCATTTTTTTCTGAACATCAGAAACAGACTTGTCAAATTTTGACCTGTCGACCTTATAGGTGATAACTATTGTTCCTTGGTTCATATTTCGTTTCCGTGGTATAATTTCTGTACTAAAGAAAGGGTCTTACAATGAAAGATGCTGAAACATTCAAAAAGCTTGCTCTGATTGGCTTGATTCCACTTTTTAATGGATTGCCATGGTTTTACATGGGTAGAATTACTCGAGGATTGATGTACACGTTTACTTGTGGATATGTCTATCTTGGCTCTATTAAGACAATTGCCAAAGCCGGTGAAATTGTTGATACATACAACGCTAAGCGTGGCTACGTCAACACTTCTCGTCGCAACGGATAAACTCATTTCAGCTCCTTTATAGCCTTTGTCAGGGTGCCATGCATTTTTTTGTACGCTTCCCTGTTTTGTGCTGCCGCCACCACCGACAAGAGACTCAGCGTTCTCTCACATTCGCGGCGCACTGCTGCTTTTGCTAGCTCCACCGCGTCAGCCTCGTCCATTTCTAAAACCTGCTCGTGCGTGTATTGCGGATAGTTGAGCAAGATTATATGCACTCTCTCCTCAAAGCTTGTGAGAACTTTATCAGCCTGAATCTTCAAATACTGTTCGTACTTTTCGATATCATATCCAGGCTGATTATCCTCGTTCATAACTAAGCCTCGACTTCTCGTACCTCAACACCCTCAGCAGCTAGCTTAGTTAGCCCTGTGGTTGCTAATCGCACAATTTCAAGCAGCAGGACCACCAGCAGGGCATCGACGTTGTCATTATCAAGTGCATCAAGCAAATCCCTTAGAGATAGCCCGCCCTCAACTACTATCGATCGAGCTACGACATCCATAACAATCGCACTGCCAGTAACAGCCTTGCCGTCTTCACCGCTGATATTAACTCGTGCAGTATTTGCTTCAAGAGCCTTGTATTGCTTTACCCGCGGAATTAGATATTTGTAGTGCTTTGCTGGTTCGTCACCGTCTGCTGGCATTTCAATATCCAGCAATACACGCTTCTCAGGCTGCTTCTTTTTCAGAACAAACGCCATCTCATCCTCCATCTCATAGTTGTAAAAACTACATTACTTTTTATCAATTTAGGTATTGACACGGTGTTTTTAGCACCGTGTCACCCCTGTTACGCAAATGTCAGATCGCCCTTGACTAACTTGCCGGTCACGCTGATTTCAAACTCGGTCAAGCCATCTTCCTGGCTGATGTCGCTCAGGGTTGCCATAGCGTCGAGCATGTACAGTGTATGCCCTGACTGCGCGGCCAACTTCGGCACCAGCTTGAACACGCCAGGCACCTGCGTCGAGCTGCCTTTTTGCAAGCCAACCTGTACAGCACCCTTTGTACCAACGGTAACTCCAGTAGTTCCGTCAATCGTCTCGCCGTTGTCGTAGACATAGCCAGGCACGATATTCTTGAGGTTATCCTGCCCAATGTCCGTCACCTTAAACTTGATGGTCGACTTGAACGATTTGATAAGTTTGAGGTTCGTGCCGTCGATAAAGTCACGTGTCACCTCGTCCTTATCATTGTCGAAGTCTAGGTCGTTCACACCTAGGACTTGCTTGAAATTCTTGCCAGTCTTGTCCCCGAAATACAGATGGTGGTTCAAGCCGGCGTAATCGATTGCTGCCATTTTAATTGCTCCTTTGCCTTAATCTTTCAAAACTAATGTTACAGATTGGGCACTCCATACTCCCATCCGTAGTTCAGAGGTTTCGTAGGCATTGTCTTGCATCGGAAATACGCTCACACGAATGAATCTCGCGTCAGCGTATGGCAACTGCGTCAATGCCGTTCTCAGCTTGCTGTCAAGCTCGTACAGATCGGCCGCATCAGCTTTCACGACAGTGATCGTTAGTTCGGTAGTTAGCTTGGTATTACCCAAACTGCCGCCGCTATATTCACCGCCGCTAGCAGCAACCGCCACCATACCGTCTTGGCTCTTGCTTGCTGGCAATCGCCCGACAAACACGTCTTTGCCAAGCTCCCCGCCAATGGTGGTAGCCACAACTTTTGCGATCTCCAATGCTACATTCATCTAAAAAACCTCTTGTAATCTTTCATAGTGCTTCTCACACCCTCATCAACGAAACCTTTGCCAGTGCCAGCTGTAGTGTACTTACGCACCACATGGGTGCCATTCGCACGCCCGCCGCGGTTCTGGTACTGTGAGTAGACTGGCTTCCATGTCGATCTGATAGCATCTCTGCCAATTCGCCGCACCTCGACGTTGCGAGACTTGAGCGACCCCCTACGCTTGAATGGCGCGGTGAGGTTGGCTACTGTCAAAGTGTGATTCACCATGGCGTTTAGTCCTGTAGCCGCCTGATTCTGGAAGAATCGTTTGACAGCCACCGTATTGTCGACCACTGGCATGATTACACCTCTCTATCGAGCCTTTCCAGCTCAATCTCAACGTGCTGCACTTTGCCGCTGGTGATAACTGCCCTGCCAACTGCTACGTTAGCGACACGGTACACCCGCTTAACGCCAAACAACGTCACCTCGGCGAAATATCCCTCAATCGAGTAGCCAATTGATGACAGCCAGCCGTCCCGTCCGTCCAGATACGCTCTAGCGTCGCCTGTCATGGCATCGTAGCTACCGCCACGAGTCAAGCCGCTTGTCTGCTCGATGACACACTTCACGCTGTGCCGCTCGCCTCCCGTCTGGCGGTATACACCGTCTACGGGTGCAACCAAGGTGATGTTATCGCGGAATATCATAGCGATGAACTCCACGCTGGCTCAGCGGTGTACCAAAAATATCGCCAGACACGACACACGTCTTAGCGGGCCGTACGAACTTAGCCAGCAGGTCGACATTCGCCTCGGCGAACTGGCCAATAACTTGCTTGGTATTGTCGTACGTCACTGAATGGCTCAACACCGTCTCAGACTTTACGTTGTTGTAAAAACTACCTTGATTAGCTATTGACAGCGTGTCAAATAACCTAGCAATGAGGATTTTCAAGCCGTATGGCAACGGCTCTCCATATCCCCAGTCCGCCTTGACGACATACCGCCCTGTCTCCAGCGGCTCAGCCATCTCGATGATGTTGAACCAGCTGGCGTTCAGCTCATCGCCTTGACTCACTGACTTGACCATCAGCGGCATACCGCTTTCTGTCGTCACCTCTGGTAGTAAGCTAGTGAATGGATCGACAATTAGAAAACGTGAGCCGCAGGCTACCTCATACCGACGCGGCGTATTTGACTCGCCCTGCATCTTGACATCCAGCAGCGTTTCCAGTGTCTCTGTCACCTGCTGTAATAGCCGCTCAAAATACTCAGTTTCGGTATCAGAAAGGGGGCGTAAAAGTACGCCCTCGATATCTTCTTTAGTTATCAGTGCTGCCATCTCTTACGCCCCTCTCTGTTAGGCTACGTGTTTAATAGCCACTGCTGATGCAATCTTGCTCAAGCCGCCGCCGTGGAACACCTCTTGCAAATACTGCTGCTTGTTGCTTTCAAGCTTAAAGTTGCTGAACGATTCAATCGAGTTATCGCCAACAGTCTTGTAAGCATTCAAGACAACAAGGTACGCGTCGTTATCAGCGTCGTTAGTGTCGTTAAACCATTGCGGTGTAAACTTGCCAGCTAACTCCAAATCCTCCAGAATGTTGACGCCTGGCGTGTACAGCATATGGTTGTCGGTACCGCGCTCGTCTTTCAAGGCGGTGATGTAGCCGCGTTTTGCGATGATGTATACGTCACCCTCAGCTTGAATCAAGTCCATCGCGTTCAGGATAGAAGTGCGGCGGCTTTCTCCAGATTTTGGCGTGTAAGTTTTGGCAAACATGTTGCCAGCTTTAGCGTCATCTTTGACAGAGATAAACGATATAATCGCGTCGTCATCCGAGCTCTTGTCGCGGCCATCGCCAATAATAGCAGCACGCTCCATCGTCGCAATGATACGTTTTGGCAATTCGGTCAAGATGTACTTCAAGATTGAGCCAGTACTCTTATTCTTGCGCAAAGTTTCTTTATCGAGATCAATACGCTCGTAGATGTACTGACCCTCGAGAACGCGGTTTTCGAAAACAACATCAGCTTCTTTCTTATTTTTGCCAACCTTGTGACCGCGAGCACCGTCAGTGTTCGTATCCCAAGCGGTGTTGTAGGCATCAAGCCCAGTTTTGTTCATCAGATTCCAAATCTGACCACCCGCTTTGAAAGCGCTCTCAATCGCTTCAACAACAGGTGTTGGCAAAACCTTGTCAGGGTTTGTTACGCCCATGGTTGTTTTCAGGTGGTTTTCCCATGCTGAACGAATGTCGCTTGTCTCTGCGCCCGCGTTCTTGACAAGTACTTTAGCAAAATCGTTCAATGCTTGTGGCGTATCCAGATAATTTGTAGCAACAGTCGTTGCAACAGCTGCTGGATCAGCTGGTTCTTTAACTTGCATCTTTGCAATGTCTTTCGGTTCCATTTCCGCATCCTCCTCAGGATTGTTATCAGTTGATTCTTCCGGCTCTGATTGCTCAGCTTCGTCAGTAGGCTCAGCCTCTGGCGCGGCTTCCGGTGCCGCTGGTTCGTCAGTTTTCGTTTCAGGTTCAGGTGCATCTTCAGTCGGCTCCGCCGCCTTAGCTGCCTCCGCTTCTGCTTTCGCCTTGATTTGTTCAACCAGGCTCTGCATTGGCTTGGCGTCTGCTTGCTTGACGGCCGACATACTGAATGCAAAGTTCATACCCATCGCATTCTGTACGCCCTCGTCTTGCTTCTGCTTCTCTGGTGCTTCAGACACCTCATCGGCAAAACCAAGCTCGACAGCCTTATCGGCAAGCATCCACGTTTCCGCTTCCAGCAGCTCAGCAATCTTTTCATCGCTCAGCCCTGTCCGCTTGGCGTAGATAGGCGTGATGCCCTCCTCGATTTTCATCAGAACATCTTTGGCTTTCTCCATGTCATCCACCGTGCCAGCCGCATAAACGGACGGACGGTGAATCATGATCATTGAGCCTGGCGACATGATAATCTTGTCACCTGCCATCGCAATTACCGATGCAATCGACGCCGCTAAACCATCAACCCTGACAGTGACATTTCCGTTATGATTCACAAGCGCGTTATAAATTGCCAAGCCTGCGAACACGTCGCCACCGGGGCTGTTAATGACAACTGTCAAATCGCCCGCATGCTGCTTGAGTTCGTCGCGAAAAATGTCGGGTGTGACTTCGTCGCCCCACCAGGTATCGCTCGCGATAGGCCCGTCAAGTATAAGCTCTTGATTATTCGATGAAACGGAATTGCTCCACTTCCAGAACTTCATGCTTTTTTCCTTGTTAAAGTTTGCTTTCGACTCCTGCTTGCCCGTCCAATTTGAGCGTTTTGCTCTCGTCTTATTTCTAAGACTACAGATTACGATTTATTGAACTCATAACGCACCTGCTCATCTGTCGAGGCGGCGTTTACGATCTTGACGTTATTGACATGTTTACATTTCGCATTGCTGCAACGCACCTGTGCGATCATCTGTGTCACACCCTTGATATTTAGATAGCGACCGCACTCCTCGCATCGCAAATCTAAATCAGCCATCTCGTCATCGATAATTCGCCGCTCAGCATTGAGATACGCCTTGACAACGCGGTACTTCGGGTGGCAATGACCGTTCGGGTGGACATCGTAGCCGTCGTTCTGTGCGAAATTGTTGATAAATATGCCGCCATCTCTGCCGATGATTGCCTCATTTAGATTCAAGATTGGCTCATCAACTGCCACCCACTTATCAATCAATGTGGCACAGAACTCACACGGCTTGCCGGTCTCGCTCTCCATGGCTTTCTCGATTAGCGTTCCTGTTTGGTTTTGCACCTGCTTCATGGCTTCAACGCTTGACAGTGCGTCGGCTCGTGATATCTCAGTGCGAGCCATTCGCTGCACTCGCCACTCATCAGTCTTCATAATGCCACGCAACTTCTCCTCCAGCTCAGGCTGTGCCCAGCCGTGTGATGCTGCATGATCAAGCACACGGCGGATTGAGGCGGCTGTATCGTCAGCGTATGAGCGTGCCACGTTTAGCAGATAGCCTCGGTAAGCTTCCTGTGTCGATGCCGCCACTACAAAGCCAGTTAGTCCAGCAGTGGATACGCCGTTGTCTATCAATAGTTGCTTGCCGTCCTCAAAATAAATTGCACCTTGAACTATCATCAACGCCACGATAATTAGTAGCAGTGCCTCGGCAAACTCGTTCTGCTCGTCGTCTTCCTCGGTGCTGTTTTCGGCCGTCTGGCGCGATTCAGCAATGGCTCGGTCAACCTGTTTCTGCATAAACTCAGTCGTTGCGTCATAAATCAGCCGCTCAAAGTCATCAAGCGTCTGCGGCTGATCATCGGCTGATGCTTTTGGGCTGGTGCCGTTCGCTTCTCCCCAAACCCCCGTGTCGCCAACCTTGCGGCGATCTGGTGCGTCTGCTACCTCATTACCCTCGTCAACATCTGGCTTGTCATTATCAATCTCTGGCGGCTGGTAATCGCCCTTACGCAATAGCTTAAAGTTATTCGGCAGCTTCAGTGCATCGATAATACTCTCGGTGCTGTAGCCAGCGGCTTCCAGTTTCAGAATGCTATTGATACGAATATCATCAGCCTCAGCCTGCACTTTAACTTCATCAACTACCTGTGGAATAGCGAACTCGTAGGTAATAGCTATGCCCATACCACCGGTGATTCGGTTTAGCTCGTGCGTCAACTGCGTATAGTTGCGTAGCAGCAATGGATCAACGACATTCTCAGCAAACACCTGCTTGGACACCTGTGCATTAGCGTATGTAGCTGTATCATCAATGCCTTTCATGATTGCCGATACGCCGAATGACGTGTCAATTCGCCTATCCACCTGCTTAAATAAGTTCTCGAAGTCAATATCTTTATTCGGTTGTGAGAATGGCACCCACTCAACAGCCGCGGTAGTCGATGGCTTGCCAGTCTTAGAGTCAACTGGACGGTGCGTGTATGTAACGTTGTTGTTGCTTCCGGCTCCACGATGAGCGTCTTGCAACATCGCTACGCTCTCTTGGAATGATTGCCGTGTTGGTGCGGTAATAATGAATTGCCCAGCTGGCACTGCTCCGTTCTCGAAAAAGCCGGCCTGGAAATCGGCAATGTAATCATCAAGTGTCGCCCAGCGGCGTGAGGCTTCGGATGGAGAATAGCCAGCGTACAGGTCGTTTGGATCAACGCCGCCAGGTAGCACCAGCACTTCGTCTTCAGTGAACGTCTGCGAGCCAACCGTGTATGTTGTCTTGCCGCCAACTCTAGAGACTCGCGGAAACTCCAGGAACGTAAAGCCAGCAATGTTCTTGCCACCCTGCCCCAAGAAATCACCGCCAGGCTTTGCTTTTCCGCCATAGTTGCTCCAAACCAAAATGTACGTCTTCCGCAGAGACAATGTCGAGACGGCTATCTTTTCAGCAAACGCCACTGAACTATCGGATTTATTCGGATGATACAGCGCGTCAATAACACAATGATCAACCCGCTCTCCATTGCCGTTGATGGCAAAAGGCCGCACTGTCATATACTTGTTAGCAATCGTGCGGATATTAGGATAAGCCGTCGCGTAACTGCTGGCTCGGTAATGATCAAACATCGATAATCTCTGAAAAGCAGGGTCAACGCCGCTCACGCGTCGCTCGCCTCTTAATCCCATGACTGTTTTAATAATTCCCATCTACTTACTGCTCCTGTATAAATAAACCGACCAAAATATCAGCTGCACGCCGACAAATACCACTGTGGCGACCTTGCCGCCGTAATATAGCCAAATACAAAATGGCACGCCAACGAACATCAGCAGCCCTATCCACGCCTCAATGACAGTGTCCCTGTCTGGCTTTTGAAACTTTAATTTGCGCAAAAAGTCTTTCAATTTCATATAGTCCTCTAACTGTAAATATACGGATTACATAATCCCGCCCCACTCCATCACCACTTCATGTCGCAACTGCAGCCAAAAGCCCATCAGTACAGAGTCAAATATGTCAGGAGATTTGCCGAGCCGCTTCTTGATTGACTCCTTAGACTCCAGCACAAACACCTTATCTTTATATTCGTGGTGGTGCATCTGTGCCTCTTTAATAAACTCATTGAGAAATGGAAAGCTATCAAGGATTCTCACCTTACCGCTGTCGAGTCCCATTGCCAGCATGTACGCCACCTGTGATCGCAGATTATTGAATGCCATCAGCTCCTGTGAACGCTCGGCGTCCTCTCGACTCTTCGGCTCGTCATTAAACGTTAGGAATGGGTCGGGCGAAAAGCCAGACTTAAACACCGCGAACTCAGCACCGCGGTCTTTGCCTCCATCGATAACACCAACGCCAACACCCACCCCGTCAACTGCAATATTCTCGTAGCCGATAGCAAAGTTATCTGAATGCTCAATCAGCCACTCGGCTTGCTTGCCAGTCTCTACCTGTTCGTTCGAGTCTTTGGTAATCGTGCCGTCAACCAGCGTCAGGTTTTCCCAATCTACCGCCACGCTACGGTCAACGCCATCACGTGCCACGTCATATCCGGTTGTCTTGCGGCCTGGTTTATAGCTTTTAACGACAGCCTTGGCAAATATGCTAGAGCGGAATATCGTCTTGCTTTCATCTTGGTATTCCCAGTTGTTTTTCAGGTACCGTTCAACCCACCACGTCGGGTTGGTCATCATAGCATCAATATCTGATTGCATCTGCCATGAATCAGACAGGTCAAACTCAACTACACGTATGTTTGATGGCAGTGGCTCATACTTGCCATTTCCGCCGTACTTCCAACGCATATATACCTCTTTGATGTGTTCAACGTCATTCGGGTTGAGGGTGATGATAGCGATGCTCGGCTGCCCGTTGGTGTTGCGGCGGCCCTTACGGGATCTAGCCGTGGTGAACATCGTCAGAGACAGCTCGTCGGCTTCATCGATATGACTAGCGCTGGCATTGATACCTTTAATCTTCTGACCGCTCCTGTCTTTCGTCTCGTCCGCCTCCACAAAGCCAATCTTTGAGCCGTTTGGGAACTTAATTTCATAATCTTGGCCGTTGTATGTGTAGTCCTCACCCTCTTTGAAATTCTTGCGGTCGAGCATTGTCAGATATGACGGAATTACCGACCGCTTCGCAGTGCTAATATTTTTACGAAACACTGTCCAATACGTCTTCTCGAAGGTGTCGCAAACATCTATGCCGATACTCGCCGCAATATCTGTTTTGCCCGTGCCCACCGCGCCGATTAAATAAATAGTATCAACTTCGGGGCAGTCGTTAATAATATCGACAACGCTTTGCTGCTTCGGCTTTAATTCTAGCGACATGAGCTATTCGCCTTTCGTTTTGCGCGGCTTGATGGTCGAGACAATCTTTGGCGGCTGCTTCTCGCGAACATCGACAGACAAGTCAACGTGATCAACCGGCTTGCCAAATGCTCGGTCGAGCATGTCCTTAATAGCCTTGTTGTCTGGCTTCTGCGTGGCGATGAAATAATACTCGTCGTCCACGCCGTCCAGCTTGCCATCGAGAAATGCCGCAATAGTTTCAGGGTCGGTGACTTGCTCTGCCGGTAACCGATTGCCCTTGCGGTCAGTCCTGATCACGAACAACAACTGCACGCCAGTAGCCAGCCGAAACTGTGCTTCATATAGCTTGTCAGCGTTTCTGGTGATTCGGTCTAAAATTCGCTGCTTCTCTTTTATACGGTCGAGAACCTTTTGAGTCTTTTTGCCCTTGACTCCGCCACTGCCTTTCCTGGCCCCGCCATGAGTCGATGGTGACGTACGTTTACAACCAGCTACGTGGATATCGTAGTTGTCTTGCCGCTTATACTTTCGGCCGCATTTAGGACATGATTTGAAATCATCTTTCATGATTATAATTCTAGAGATTGACGCGTAGCTCTTTTGGTATTGATTGCTCAGAGACGGTTGAGGTGTGTACGCCATAACTATTTGCTATGAGCTGTGCTTGCATGAGGGTCAGGTCTTTCGTATTCATCAGCTTACGCAACATATTTTGATATGGTTTTTTGTTTCGATCTTGCCAAGACTGCAAGAGAATGTAGTGCGACAACGACTTGCGTCTTTGCCTGTCTCCGACAATGATCGCCTGTTTTGAAATATAATAAATGGCGACCTGTCCGATCTCTTGACGGCGTCGCCTCGTCTTATCTTGCTCGTCGATTTTTAGCCACTTGACCATGTCTGTCAGCCCTCCTCTACCTCTGAAATATACAGATTAGGCGCTGGCAATCGCGGCCTCCCAACCGCTCAATCTTACCAGCGCCTAGCTATAAAATGCTTTGACTGTTTTATCAAGCAGTCAAGCGTTCCACTTCGGTCATAAACCTCTCAATCGTTCGATTGCTCTTGTGCTTTCGGTGAAATGACGATCAGATCATCAAACGGCAGAATGAACGTTTGACGAAAGATTGACAAGCCCGTATCAATAACCGCCTTATCGTCTTTAATCGCGATCACTGTGCCGTATAACGCCTCTGCATCCTTACCGTGCCTAAATGCCACTATATCGCCGACTTTGAACTCAGTCTCAGCTTTCAGTATTGTCTGCTCCTGCTTGTCTACGCCGAATATCGTTTTGATTCTTTTAATTAGCTTCATCTTAAAATCCTTATTTGGTTATTGCTTTGATAAACTCGATCGCCTCCTCAGCCCCATTGCAAACTTTCACTTTAAACCCGTACTCATCCAACACACTGAGCCAGTCTAGCTGCTCTGGCGTAGTCTTGCCGCCTCTCCGTCTCTTAAGCTCTATGGCGAAGCGTCTGCCGTTAACAAATATCAGATAATCTGGGAACCCACGACTGACACCAGCGCGCTTCATTCTGACGGCTCTAGCACGTGCTCTGGGGTCGCTGCCAGTCTCGTTCGGGATGTGTGTAAACTTATAACCTTTGAGCCGCAGGTATGCTGCTAGGGCCTCGGCTTCTTGCTGTTCTGTAGGAATCCTATCAGCGTCGACTGCCATTTTTATGACCCCCTTTGGGTTTCTCCATCTCTTTCATCCACTGATGAAACTCTATCTCCTCCTTGATAAACTTCAGAGAGGCGACAATCCCAGCTAGTAGAAAAGTGATAATTAGAGCTATTGCAACAAACATAGTTTACTCCTCCAGCAACTCAGGGTTTTCGTGGATATTGCCGGCGACTTTTACTTCATACCCATTAGCGCAATTTAATTGTAGACCGCCACCTGGCGAACGACGCCGATATACGAATTGAGCTAAGGAT